ATCGTACGCATTGCCTGCGCCGCTTCCTGCACTTTCGCATTAACGTGCACGTCGCCGTTGCGCAGCGCCTCGCCAACCTGTTCACGGAAAGCCGTATAACCCAGATCACCGCCTTCGGCTTTGTACTGGGTGTATGCCTGCTTATTCGCAGTAACGACGGCCGCCTCTTCGCGGCGCCAGCCACGTACGCGCGTCTCAGCTGCAACCGGCGTTTCAATACCACGCAGGTTGCCTGCCAGCGTGAAGTTATTCTCTGCCAGTTCCAGCGCTGTCCGGCGCGCTTCTTTTGATGGGGATTCCATCAGGCGGGTGATCGGCGTCAGATAGCTACCGGCTTTTTTAGCCAGCTTTCCGAGTGGGCCTCCAGACACTGGCGTAAGATCTTCCAGTGTAGCTTCGCGAATACGCATAGCACCGACGCTGCCACCGTTCGGTAAAGTATCCGCCAGGGCATCGGCTGCGTTGTTAATCGTTGGCGAGGCGTTCATATTATCGAGCGCCTCCGCCACTTCACGGGTGGCCGCATTCCTAACCGACGGGGTGATCATCGCTCCAGCAGTGGCAAATACACCGCTGAGAAGTGCGCCTGCTGTGATATGTGCGGCGCTCTCCCTTGCTGTTCTGGTGTACTGCTCGTTATTGAGCGCAACCTCGCTAAGCGCGGTACCGGCGGCGCCAATAGCAACCTGAGAACCAATACGAACCGCCAGACTTCCCTGCGCACCGGGGATAAACATCGATGCGACTGTGACGGGGTCGATAACTCCGGCGGCTATACTGGCTAAAGTTCCTTCAGCACCTGCTTCAGACAGCACCCGGCGGTCTTCGTTTTCATCGTCTATCTGGTTTTTAATCCAGGCGGTTTCCTCTGGCGATCGAGAATCTGCGAAAGCGGTACCCCAATGCTCATAGCCCTTTATTTCGCTTTTATCCGCATAAGGGTTATACCCCTCTACGGGTTCAAACTGCTTAGCCGGGCGGAACATTCCAGCCAAAATATTATTCTGACGAAAAGCAGCTCCCCAAACAGACGGCTGCGGTTGCTGGGGTTCCGGGTTTGTACCTTCTGGCAACGACACATCAAAACCCGTTGGCGCCTGAAGGGCATTATCCATTACGCTAACTGGAACATCAGATTGAGGATAGATAGGCATTATTCATTGCTCCATGAAAAGTAGTTTTTAACCCGGTTCAAACGCTCATCATGCAAACGCTGATATTGCTCATCGAGCGCGCGATGCTTCGTTTTAAAGTCATATCTACTTTCACCACGAATAACTTTTTCCTGATCGTTTTGTTCTCTCTCTTGCTGCATTTTTTTATATGGTTCCCAGTCTTCCAGCGACGGTTTCCAGCGCATGGGACGCCTGAATTTATCGTAATACGGTTGTACGCTCTCGTTACCATCTTTATCTTTCATGCGAACCATAATGGCGTAATCACCATTACGCGTGGTTAAAACGTCAGGGGTAATTTCCAGTTCACCTCCGATTCGGGATTCAGGTGTATTTGATGTAATAACGGGCGCTGAACCTGATGTAATCCCCAGTTGAGTCGGGCTGGTTTCAATTTTTTCTCCACGTTCCCCGTAGGCCAGGCGCTCTTTCTCTTCCTTCCACTGCGCAGCCTGCCAACCAGAAGGCCCGTAGTTATAGAGCGCTTCAGGCGCGTATTTCATAAACTGGGCGCTGCCGTTCACATCGCTAAGACTCCAGGTACGGGCGATCTGGGTATTGGTCATCTTTTTGGCAACATCAGCGTTACCACCTGAGTTGCGATAATTGATGTCATAAAGCGACTGGTAGTCGTTACGGAAATTTACGGCGTTAAGATTCTGGTCATCTGCGGCGGGGCCGCCAAAGCTGTACCACGGTTTCATGCTGCTGACTGCGGAATCCATCGCGCTGGTACGCTCTTTTTTGTACTCCTTCGTGCTCTGTGTAGAAGACAATTGCAATTTCAGTGCATCAGTCTGGTTATAAGTCACGTTCTGCGCCTGTTTCACCGCTTCGTCTGACGCCATACCGGAATCGGTAAGCTGTTTAACGGTCAGGTAAAAGCTTTGCATATCCTTTGGCATATCGCCCACAGAGGCTGGATCTGTTTCGTACAGAGCGTTAAATAAGGTCGAGCCCTGCTTCACCACATCGGGACTGCTGGAGCGGGCGATCGCATTCAGTTGTGATGTAACTTGCGATGGAATAATACCCGTCTGGTTAACCTGTTGCACGATAGCGTCGTGAGTGGTGGCGTCGTTAATGCGGAAGTTAAGCGCCGATGGCGTATTGTCCGCCGCCTTCTGCATGGCTTTGTTGCTCGGGTCGAGTTTCTCGCCGGAGATCAGCGCGTCGTTAAAGCGGGCGGAATCACGCTGCGCCTGAATATTGGCGTTGCTCTTCTGCACCAGCGCACTAAGTTTGCCATACGCATCGAGTTTCAGTGCGTAATCCGGGTCGTTTGCCTGCGGCTTCACTTTCGCCAGTTCGGCCTGCTGTTCTGCCGGGGTGATGTACTGGATAGCCTGGAAGGTTCTGGCGGTATCGATCGCGATATCAAGTTGCTTGACCGCTGTCTGCCCCTGCTCACCGTACGCAAACATAATGGTGGAGGCGTTCGGCATAGCATCCGGCACCTCGCCGTTATACAGCTGCGCCATCGTATTATTGAGAATCGGGTCAATCTGCTGGCGCAGTGCCGTACGCTGCTGGCGGATCTGCGATTCGGCGATATTGTCGATTTTGTTTACCGCTACCGGGTCGAGACCAGTTTTATTTTTGTTGTAGCGGGACAGCCAACCACGCGTTTCGGCTGGCAGCTGCTTAACGAAATCCGCCATTGAGATTTCGCCTTTACGCGGGTCGCCGACTTTAGCGATCAGCTTATCGACGTTACCCATACCCCAGTTATATGCAGCACCGGCCAGCGTTTCAGACTGATATTTTTTACTGAGCTGCCCGGCATAATCGCGCGCCAGCTGCGCATGCTGCACAGGGTCGTCCGGGTTGTACTCCACTCCACGTTTAGCCGCCAGTTCTTTCCCGGTGTCCGGCATCAACTGAAATTCACCCTGCGCGCCCGCAGGGGATGTAACAAGGCTACCATCTGCATTGCGGTGCTTGCCGCCAGATTCCACCAGGCCAACGGCGCGCATATCAAGTTCGCCGGTGCTGCTGTTGACCAGCGTAAAATCGCCATTAAGCCAGCCGGTGGGATTGGCTACTGCGTAGTTCTGCGCGCGCTGCTCCAGCGCTTTTTGATTCGCTTCGGAGACCGCACCGTCAATGCGTTCCTGCGACCAGCCGCGAGCCTGGCCATACATCTCGATCGAGTGTTTACGGGCGCTGCGTATCAGCCCCGCCTGCATCGGGTTATCGTAGGCGCTTGCCTCCTGTTCAACTGAAGAGGTCACCGTCGCGTTAAGCTGCTGGCGCTGGGCTTCCTCAGTCTGCGCCCGTTCGAAACCGCTATAGGTGCTTGTCCGGCGTACCTGCCCCGCTTTCCACTGCGCATCAAAATAGTTTAACTGGCTGGGCGGCACGCGCTTGCGCGCTTCCTCGTAATCGCCAGCGTCGGCCTTATCCATATCGGTGACCACACCGGACGATTTAAAGCCCTGACGCGTAACCGTGGCGCCCGTCTCCGGGTTTTCCCAGCGGTCATTAGATTTAGCTTCCAGATCGGTCAGAATAGCCTGCGTGGCCGCTACGTCGGCTTTATCCTGTCGGCGCTGTTCCAGATCAGCAGCGTCGCCTAATGCCACACCTGCGCCTGAAATGGCATTGCCAACGGCGCCAACGTTGCTGACTGCCACCCGGTTTTGCTGAGCCTGCGGCGTTACATTGCCGAAATTTCCAGTTGGTATTCTCACTTAAGCCCCCTGCCTTGTTTTCCAGCCGTTATACGCTTTGGCACCGCCCGATAATAAAGAGCTGCCAGCGTTGATATAACCGGCAGTTGCTGCGTTATTTCCGCTGATGCGGTCAGCCTGCGCCTGCGCCTGCAGACGGTTAGAGGAATTCACGCCATTAAGGATCGTCTGGTATGCGTCCTGTTCGGCGTCTTCAGTAATGCCAGAGGTGATACGCAGCGCGGTACCTTCGCCAGTCTCGACGCCGGAAGCCGCCAGCGAAGCGTTAGCCGCAGCAGCCTGTTTACGCCCTGCTTTACGGATGCGGTCGGCTTCCACCCTTGCGGCTTTCTGACTCGCCTCGGCATCAGCTTCCGCCTGTGCAGCCTGATAGTTCGCCATTTTTTTCTGCTGCTGCCCGCTGTACGCTGCGCCGCCGGCGGCCAGCACTGTGGACGCCACCAGGGCAATTTCTACGCCAGTGCACATCGTTAAACCTCCATCGAATAAAGCAGGCCTGTTTGCTGCAGGCCGAGGCGGGAATACAACTGGCCGGTGCGTTCTGCGTGCACGCCAGTGGTGATCCCCATGTTGATAACGGCGGCGCCGTGCTCTTTTGACCAGTCGATAAACGCGCGTGCCAGTCGCGGCCCGGCGCTGCCGCCTCGATGTTCTGGCGCGACAAATAAGCCATATTCGAAGGCCATCAACTGGCGGGAGAAAAATTGCTCGGCAATACCGCCGCCAAGCCAGCCGATAACCTGCCCGTCTTTTTCCGCGACCAGTACACAACCAGACGGCGAATAAATCAGGCTCTGCGCCAGTTCTGCGCATTTATCTGCATCAAATGGTGAGTTTTCCGAATAGCGGGATTCGAGATACATCAGAGTTCCCAACTCGATAAGCGCCGGGATATCTCCGGCAGTTGCGTTGCGGATCATCATTAGCCCCCGTTGCTGGTAAATGTGAAAATAATCGCCAGAAGGTGGAACGGTAGCGGCTGGCGCTGCTGAATGGTCAGGGTATCTTCGCCACGTTCCCACCCCAGTTTCCCCATGTTGTGATCACCGGTGAACAGAGGCGCTGGCTGATTGAGGATTTTTGGCCCGAACGTACGGAACGGAATAATTTGCCCGTTGCACTCTGCGCCGGTGGTATCGAGGAAGCGCAAAGTAACTTCGCTGGTTCGCTTGCGCGCGTTCTGGGTGGTGCCTTCTGTCGTGGAAACTTCCGGCGTTAACGTCTCTATCGTGGTTTCGTAATGCATTCCCGCTTCGATAAGATGCGCTTTGCGCGTAAGCGTAATTTTTCCACCCGTTACAGTTTGCTGTGGCATAACAGAACCGTCGGCTACCACATCAACGATCTGCCCTTCGAGATGCGAAAAGCCAGACCATACCGCGGCACCTTCATCACTATGCCCGGTTGATGCGGCGTCGGTATTTAACGATTTATCGAACACCTCAACGTACCGGACGGTTTGCCCGTTTACCACGCGGCGCGCCAGCGCATACACCACGTCATCGGTATTCGAGGGAATACTTGCCACCGATTCAAAAGCGCCATTAGTGATTTGCCTGGACCACGCGACTACGTTCTGCTCACGGTCGATGCCCATCGTTATCAGCGCGCCATCGGCTCTTACCATCCAGATCACGGAATCGGATTGCTGCTGATAAGCCATGTCCGAGACACCGCCGGCGGTGATGTGTTCTGCCAGTACAGTCATATCGTTGGCCGAATAAGCGACGTAGCTATCGGGGTCATAGGCCACAGCGTAGAGCTTTCGGCCAGCGCGCTGCACGAACATTATTTCGGTACCGACACGAACAGGACGAATACTGTTACAACCGTACGGGCTCGGATTTTTAACCGATATATTGGTGGGGGTAATAGCCGAATCATTACCTGCGGTGATCGTAAACTCCCCGCCGTACGTCAGAGCAATCAGTGTGTTCATCTGTGCCAGGTGCACAATCGGGTTCAGCTGGTCAGAGGAAAGCGTAAAGCTGATCGCGTCGTCGTCATCCGTGCCAAGCTCAAAGGAGAGATAAACGCCCGTTTCACTAAACCAGATGGTTTGCGGATAGCGTGTTGAGCCCGCCAGCACCAGGCGCTGCTGGTACAAGGTAACGGCGCCCGGGTATCCAAACTCAGGCGTCCATACCGTGTCTTCCCGTGTCCATGCTCCCGGTGATGCTGCCTGCGTGGCGCTAAGGTCAGTACGGATTGTGCCTACAGCCTTCTGCGCACTGGTCACGCTCTTGATAAGCACCAGCCCACTGTTAATCCGGACGTACGAACCGACATCCTCGGCTACCCATCCATTACCCGTTAGCGTACCGTCGCCGCTCTCTGGCGGTTCAGCATCACTCAGGGTCAGGGTGATTTCCGAGCCGACAAACTCCTTAACAGAGGGTTTGCACCACTTTTGCGGCGTGTCGCGTACTTCGTCGAATGGTTCGACGATAAACGGTGCAGGCTCGAGTACCCAATTAGTTTGCCCGCGGCGCTGCAGGCGGTACGGCGGTACGCTCTGGTGAACGAGAAACATCGTATCGGCGCCCTGTACGTAGTTAACCTCAGGCAGCATGCCGACGGTGTACGGACTGGCGATCTCATATGGGGTATTGTCGCCGTTAACCAGCTGCTGGCCGTTCTGGTAAAAACGCAAATAGCCGTCGCCAAACTCCAGGACGTACGCCTGCGAACGGTTAAATACGTACGGAATAAGGCGCGCAGTACGATCGCCGTATTTTGCATGTGCAGCATAGCGAGTGCCCGGGCGTCGCATTACCCCGCCCTGCACCACACACAGGCCGTTTTCAATAATTTTCGCGCCGTTGGCGTAACGTTCAATATCAACACGCCCCATCAGGCGTGGGGAAATCTCTCCCGCGGTAAAATTTGTTTTTATCAGGTTAGCGCGCATCTCAGAACCTCGACTCATACGTTGGGTAGCCGCCGAGTTCTTCCGGCGGGTCTTCCTGCCCGTCAATTGCTTTTGCCTGACGAAGTAAAAATGCCGCCTCCTGCGTCAGACTGTCGCGGAGACTGGCGGAACCGGTAACCGCATAGGCCAGCTTTGCGGACATAAACGCTTCAGCCAGATTTATCAGCGCGGGATCCCATGTCGATTCGTCTTCATTGCGGAAGATATAACGCAGATAAATCACCTGTTGGTTCGCCATCAGACGACCATTTTCAACCCGGTACGGTACATCGTCGTGAACGTCGCCAACGGACAAGATGCGAAGTACGTCACCGGGTAGGGGGAACTGGTAGCTGAAACCAAAAGCCGGTGGTGTCACGTCGGGGGATAAAACCACGCGCTTAACGGCGCAATTCCATGGGTGTTTACGCAGCAGATCGTTGCGCACTGTGGGATAGATGTTTGAGCAGAGCCGGGCGTGTTCGCTCGCTTCGTCAAAACTGTTGATAGGATGGGCGCCGAGCGCCAGCAATGCGTTTGAGCAGATTGATACACTGGAAGCCATAGCCTTACCTCAGATGAAAAAAGGCCGGGAGATATCCCCCGGCAAAGGCACCAGCGGCTTTATGCTACGAAATCGATGGCGACTACTTTGTTTTCCGCTGCGCGGCCTGCGCCATAGGACGCATCGACGGAAATCTGAATGGTGTTGTTTTTATCGCGGCGCGGGCCGATATCGACGTTGTACTCTTCGCCGGTACCGAAATGCACAGCAGATTTACACCAGGCTGCGGCGGTTTTGGTGGTGACAGCTGGATCGCCTGCGGATGCAGAATCCAGTTTTTCGTAGGCCAGCCACTTAAAGCCCAGCCAGTTACCGGACACCGCGCCTTCCTGCAGCATTTTCACCGCCATAAAATCGGCGCTGGTCAGTGTGGTATCGCTGAGGATTTGGGTCAGCATGTCGGCGTTGTAGGTGATATACAGCTCTTCACCGTTCTGCTCGTCACACTCGTTACGGCGGAACATGGCTTTTGCGGCGATCAGCTTCGCTTTGGTCATCCCGGTACCGCCGGCGACGATTTTCTGCGACGCTGGCAACGCAACCGGAGCGTATGCGCCAGTGTCAGAGGTTTTGCGCAGAACGGTATCGAGCAACGCACGATAGATAACATCGTCTTTTTTGCGGTTGGATGCGGCCAGCGTCAGCTGCAAATATGGCCCCTGCGGGTCAGCCAGCAGTTTGCGCAGGTCGCGCTTTTCCACCGGCACGAATACGCCATAGTCAGCCATCAGTGCATTACGGGTGCCAGCATCAGGCAGATCCCAGACGGTATCACCGAAACGCTCGGTGATCTGGGTCATTTCGATGGTACCCATATCGTTGATGGTGAACGACGCACCCGTTATATTGCCACGGTCGTGAACAGCAGCTTGCAGGCGGGAATCCTTCTGCTGTGCGGCAATTTCGAAAGAATCATGAAACTGCTGAATAAACGCAGCGGTGATCATGTTCTTAGCGGTATCAAATGACATAACAATCACTCCAGAAAGTATCGCCTGCGGGTTGTCGGTATTCCCGGCCCAAATCATCACAATGCGGTTGGCGCTGGCGCATTGCGGGAAATTTCAGTTATCCGGCGTCCCCGCCGGGCTGGTTGTGGGGTGATTGTTAGCGAGGTGCGCGGTCGGAATCCCGACCAAATAAAAAAGCCAGCGGGTCAGGCTGGCTTCGATTGGCTTATCGTGACATGTCACGCCACTGTTTGATCGCCGTAACGCTTCTGGTAGTACGCTTTCACCTGCGCAGATACGCGCTCATGGTCGGCATGCTTCGGATTCATGTACGCTTCTGACTTCATCAGGTCGCGGATGGTCTGCTGCTCTGCCGGGTTACTGTCGGCGCCCGCCGGTGCGTCCTCCTGCATTTCCGCACCAATTTTCGCCAGCATGCGGATCACCATCGGGTTATTGCCGATTTCATCGATGCGGCCGCGATCGCCTTCATCGGTCAGGGAATTGAACGCGCGGAAGGCCAGGCCGATATTCTTGTTAAATTCGGCGTCTGTCTTCCAGACTTCGCGCAGCTGCGTGGTGGCGGATTCAGCATCAAGTTCCGCGGCACCGTTAACCAGCGACGGGGCGATTTGCGCATACTCGCTGATGATGAAACTCATCTGGTCGTTGGTGATGCCCTTGCCGTGTGCCGATTTCATAAACGACTGCATGCGCGGGTCAGCTTTGAATTCGTCCCAGTTGAAGCCTTCAGCCTTTACCTCTGGGGCGTAGTCATCAGCAGTTTTTGGCGGCGCGTCGCCGCTGCCCATACGTTTTTCAAGGAGAGAGTAATTCTCCGCCAGTTTGCGGGCTGAGCTTTCAATACTGAGTTTTCCGTCCTCGCCCACAACGCGGAATTTTTCAGGAATCCAGTCATTCGCGCCCTGTTCGCCCGCGCCGGTGCTGAGTAGTGAATTACCAGCAGGATTACCAGCGCCCGGATTTTCAGCACCACCGCCATTGCCACCATCATTGCCCCCTGTGCTGCCTGCTGGCGCTTCGGCGCCCTGCTCGGCGTTCATGAATAAGTGTCTAATCTTCCACATCGTCGTTTACTCCATCTGCACGGTTGATTTGCATCAGAATGAAATCGAGCACAGCACGTTGTCCGGCCCGGTAACAGGTTTCACGATCGCCCTCGGTACCGCCGGGGACGTACGCCGCGCGCCCGTATCGGCGCGTTAACTCATCCAGCACCTGCGGCCCGCCAGGCATTTCCTCGAAAATGCGCTTGTAGTCCGCCGGTGATGCTTGTTTTGTAATCATTAGCCCCCCGCTACTCGTTGTCCCAGCGCTGCGCCCACCTGCTGCCCTGCTGTGGTTGCCGCCTCGCTACCTGCCTGCATCATGAGTGCCTGCCCTGCTTGTTGCTGCTGCGCCCGCTGTCGCTGCTGGCGAAGTTGCTCGACGGCATCAGACGAGCGAATGACTTTCGCCGGTACGCCCAGTGCATCCGCTATCACGCGTGTTGCTTCGTCGGTGTCTACGAGGTCGGTCACATCGGGTGATACCTGCGCCAGATTCGCCACGTTCGCGCCAAGGCGTTCAATGGCGGTGACATTCTCCAGCTGCTGCGCGCGGGCAAGCGGCGAGATATAGCGCACGTTGAAATTGGCGTTTTGCAGACTATCCGGCGCTGGCGGGAATACACCGGCGCGGAATGCCAGGCCGAAGCAGCGCTCTACCAGCGGTTGCAGGTATTCAGCCTGGAATCGACCATAGACCGGGCCAAGCAACTGGCGGATCAACGCCACACGCACATGCACTTCGGTTGCGGTCATTGCCGGGCCGTCCTGCGGTTGCAGCTGGTCGGCCATCATGATTTTGCGGATAGACGCCTGCAGGCGTTCTTCTGCGGTAAAGGCCACCTTGAAATCGGCGCCAGTAAGCAGCGGTTTCATGCTTTCGGTGCTGTTTGCCACGATGATGCGGCGCGGGCCAACCTTGACCGTACGTGGGTTAAGCACGCCGTCGTCTTCCGCAATCCACATCCCGGCGATAGCCAGATCCTGCGCGGCCTTCTCCATGCGCTTTGTTTCGTTCAGCTCTTTGCAGTCCGGTAGCGCGTCGTATACCGGGCCGATGCCGTACGGCGTGCCGGGTATTTTCATCCAGCGCGGTACGCAGCAGGGGAATTCGTGATAGCCGGATTCGCGCACAATGAGCTTGCCGCTCACTTCCACGTTGTACGATGCAAAGCGCAGGTTTTTAGCCAGACGCGCATTCACCACGTAGTTTTCACGCGGGAAAATGCAGTGCAGGAATTCGAATTTGTCATCCGGCTTTTTGGCGGCCGCATCGCGAATCTTCTTACTGACCTTATCCGCGCCAAATTCTTTAATCGCCTGCTCTGCGGTGAGCTGGTAGCGGCGATAAATCGTATCCACGATGCCGTCGCGGCGGGTGGATGTGACGTAGCACTGCGCCAGCGGCCATTGCTGGAACGAGAATCCGCCCTCTTCTCGGTCTTCGTCGATGTACAGCGCGAACCAGCCAGCGCACACCACATCAAGATTCGCCTCATAGCCTTCGGCGTCGAAGTTAGCGGCGTGGATATTTTCCCATACCAGCGTTGCGCAGGTGGACAACCACGCGGCGGCATCATCCGGCAGCGATTCGCTGTCGAGGTTCAGCCACTGTGCGTTTGCCGGCGTCATGCCGGACATGAGAGCAGACGCCAGCATGCGGGCGCTGTCGGTGGCTGTGCCGTCCAGCAGCCGTGCCACCTTCGATTTTGCGCTCTGTGCGTCCAGCACCTCATCGGATAGCCCCGCGCCGCGCAGCGGATAGGTGTAGTCGTAGCATTCCCGCCAGACGCTTTCGTGCACCTGTCGGTTGGCTTTCAGCGTATCGGCACGCTTAACCAGCTTTACGGCGAGATCATCCATCGATTATGCCCCTAAGGTATTTTTTGCAGCCTGCGCGCCGGTAGACAGCAGGGAAGAACCTGTATCCGTGGCGCCTTCGGCACCGCTCGCCAGCAGCGATGAGCCTTTCTTACGTTTCTTACGCGCTGCAGTGTCGGCATTCGCGGCCTTCGCTGCCGCATCGGCTGCTGCATCTGCCTCAGCCTGCGGATCCTGCTGTACGACTTTTGGTGCACTTCCTCCACACATAACGCAACCCCTTAGCCCGGCACATGCCAGCCGTGTTCGGTTAATACAGGTGCGCCGCGTACCGGCTGCGGCTTGCCCTCTTCGTTCGTCACCATTGCGCCCGTACCGCCGGTGGTGGCCTCAGTGGCTTTACGTACGAGGGTGAGAAACTCGAGGTTGTCGGTAAGGTTCTGGTCGGTCAGATCGGTAAAGCCCAGCTCTTCGAAGCGCGCAACGATGGTGGCGCCCTGCTCATTGAGCGTGGCAAGAATGGTGTTGCGCTCGGCCAGCGCCGTAGCGCCCAGCAGCGTCGCAACGTTCTGCTGCACCGTCGGTTCGGTAGTTTCAGCGTTCAGCGCTACGCCGGTGGCGTCCTGCGGCTGCGTTGTCTCCTGCCCCGGTGTCTCGATGGTTTTCTTCTGTCGTGCCATTGTGGTGGCTCCTGTGGAACGTGGAGCCTAGAGTGTGCGCAGGGGTGTTGGTCGGAATCCTGACCAAATGGATAATTTGTTAAAAAACGGCATGATTTAACATAATGTACGTTATCGGCACCACGCGATCGGCACTCGTTAACGATTTAGTGTGAAGAGGTTATTTGTTGCGGTTTACTGGCGGGAAAGTGTGAAAATCGACTGCATAAATCGTGCATAAAACAGGGCGGTTTTTGCATAGCGTTTTTAGTCAGTGAACGCCCTGTTTTGGCAGGTTTTCATTACCGGCGGGCCGTTGGTTCTTTCGGCCAAAAATTACGGGTTCCGCTGCGAACAAAACGACGCCTGATGACATGCACCGGAAGTTCTGAACGATGCCGATGTGTCACTTCACACCAGAAAGCGATTAGCGCTTCCCCCGTATGATGGTTGGGGCTGCTTCCCTGCTTCCAGCCAATGAGCGCTGACTTTGAAACATCAAGCCCGGTGGCCAGCTCCTGCAGCGGTATCCCAGTGTTAGTGATATCGGTCACCACTCGCAACCAGTCCGTTTTAACTGTGACGACGACTGGCATGGGCCACCTCGCAAAACGCGCGCGCACGCGAGCATAGAGAGCGGTTTTGTTGAGAATCCGGCGCCGCTGAATCGCCGTTGAGGGCGTTAATTGGTGATTTCATATCGCTACCCGCAATAAATTACATGTTGGGCGTGTTACCACCTGTTACCACTGTTACCACC